AATTTTGCCGCAGAACTATCATAGAGTACGACGTTGTTTACTTGTTCAGCCACGATTGGCCTCCAGATAATTTATTAGGGAAGAATTACTAAAGTTTGAGGGGAAAATATTATTCCAGCAGATGATGATCCGTCCGCCAGGTTTATTATACCAACTTCTACCACTACTGCGCTAGCAACTGGTGGACTCAGACTACATTTGCCAACCGTCGATGTCAAGTAAGCTGTTTTACCTATGTCGCCCAAAACCGGGTTTGAATCAAAACTTACAGAATAAGATTCTCCATAACTTACGTAAGCTGTAACGGAATCGCCAGAATTTCCTGCGGTTCGTGCAACTCCTATTACTTCATACGGATTAAATGATGAGTATGAAGATGGATAAGCTGAGTCAGCAGGAACTACTCTTCCAGAATCATTAAATGCTAATAAATCACCAACGGCAACTGTTGCTCCAGCGGTAAATGTAATATATGAGGTGCCACCAGTCTGGATTACAGTTCCGACTGAAATGATCTGAGTATTTGTCTCGCGGACCACTACAGTCGTAGCGCTGTTTACCACTGACACCTTAAATAAAGGTGATGAAATGGTAACAACTGGCATTATGTCCTCGTTACTTGAGGATCTACCGTAAATTCACCCTCAAGGATGCGTTCAACAGTACCAGATACATAGGTTAATTTCAGATCGTACACCCCATTCGTGACCAGATCTGTAGTATCGGCAGACGCTATGAGAAGAGTGAGTTTTCCGTTAGACCCGTCAATAGTGATTCGCCCATTGGCTGTTGACAACTCAATCAGTGTTGTGGTCGAGTCTACCCGCTGACGGACATCCATCTCAGCCGTCGCCCCAGTTATATCAATAATGGTACTGGTAGAATCTTTAAGGATTATCTCTCGCTCAAAGGTCGCGCCCTGATCGCAGGTAAAATCATGTCGTCCGGCCATATTGATTCCCCTATCGGGCTAGCATCCCATAAATATCTGATTTACATTTTACATGCAGCCAGATTTAGATAACATCAGAATAAAACATCCAACGCTTAGTAGTATAATACTAAATGATGTAGAAAGCGCCAGGGCCGCTTTAGCTGCGGCATTTATGTTTTTATCGTTATTAGGATCAGTATTATTTGACGACATATGATTTTACATCCCTGTAATTATCTGATTATTTAGAAAGATCTGCAAGCATCGTTTCGATGATTACGCCAACATCTGTGGTGTCGAGGTGCTTTGAATAAGCCTCGAACAAAGTCAACCATCGCCCGTAAACCTCCATGGTGAGCTTGCCCCGCAGATTACCAACAGTAAATACTGCAAATCTGTGGTCCACATAGGTTTGGCCAGGTTTCTTTTCACCGTTCTCGCCTGATGAATCCGTTTCATTGTCTTGATCTAAGTTCTCCATATTGACTTCAGACAATTTACCCAATTCGGATAATGTTGTGGCATCAAATCCAGTAAGAGAAAGATCTGAGTACTCGTCGTCAGCAAGAGATTTCAAGTCATCAATAAAATCAGCTAATTTAGAGTAATCCCAGTCCCCATCTGACTGATTGGCTCTCAGTGCCACAATCCTGGCCTCGGCTTCATTCCCGCTGTAGTAAACAACAGGAACAGTTGGACTTGTGTATTCACCGTTTTGGTGCATTTCCTTAATAATTGAGAGCCTTTGATTGCCGCTAATAACAAATGAAACTCCGTCTTCATTTTTCCAGCAGACCAGTGGGCGATAGAGATCAAACGCTCTAATCGAATCTCTCAATTTGCGTTTTGCCTTTTTATCAATTGTCCTTGGATTGTTATCCAGTGGACGAACTGAAGTTAGTGGAACTTGGCTAATTTGCATGGTTAAACCTCGCTTTATCTTCAATGTCGTCTAGCATGGCTGACATGATTAGGGGTATATCTGTAGAGCCCAGCAGGTCTGAATACTTCTCGAAATGCTGAAGCCAGATTCCGTATTGATCTATAGTTACTCGACCCCTTACGTTGCCGATAACGAATCGGGCAAAACGAGATCTTTTTGTATCTCTGGCATCGCCGTCAGAGATGTCGGGCTCCTCAGCATCCTCTGGAATTGCCTCATCATCAAACATATCTGAGGAGTTTCCAGCCATTTCAATTAAGTCTTGTAAGTCTTCTTGGTCAAACCCAAACAAGTCGCTATCAATCTGAAATTCTGACGCCATCTTATTTAAATCTGAAACATATAGCGGAAGAGTTTTCCAATCCCAGTCGCCATCTGATTGATTATCCCTGAGACAGATCATTCTTGCTGCTTTTTCAGTACCAGTAAATCTTACGCATGGAATTTCCTTTGGAATGTCATGACCAGCGCGAAGTAGCTGTCGAATTGCCTTTAATCTCTGATTTCCGGCAATTACAACTATTCGTCCAGAATCCTTCTCCCAGATTAAAATGGGCTCGTACTGGCCAAGTTTCACAATAGACTTTTTCAGCTTATCCAGACTTGCATCATCAATAGATCTTGGATTGTCTGCAAGATTCGACAGGACGGATACAGGATGAGACTCAATGATCAAGATACACCTCCATAAATGCACATATATATCAGCGAGATCGCAATACAAACAGTAATGACCATATTAAAAATCATAAGCTTCTCCTTCCTTCCCTTAGTTGGAGGGGACAATATTAACGCAATAACAATCTTATTATCCTCTTCAAGAGCAATTGGGCAAATGACTGACCATCCCTCTCGAAACAATAGACTAAGTGCAGGATCGTCTACACTCCTGTCTAAATCGTTTGAGTTTACGCGATAAACTCTACAATTTTGCATAACTACTCCATAACGGCAACGACATCTTTTCCGATGACGGCAGACCTTAGTTGCCCATTAAAATCAAATAAAATCCGCCTCGTATTGTGCGGATCTCGGCTACACATTTTAAAAAACCAGCTTATCTTATAGCTTGGAATGCTGCCTTTAGGGACAGATGTCACTAAAGCATCAACTTCCAAAACATCATATTTTAAGCTATCTGTAGATGAAGCAGAGTCTTTAATGAACAACATCTCCTTGATAACTTTGTACTTCATCAGGGCTGCACCACCATTTTTACACCTTTTCTGCCGCTTGGTGTTTCATCCCACGTATCAGCAAAAACACAGGACAAAGGATCAAATGGCATCATAAACGATGAGCCTGGGGCGCCGAATTCACTCCTTACTTTATCAACATAAACCATAGCGCACGGAAAACCGACACGGGGATCGGGTTCCTGACGCTGAACCACTATACCAACATGCGCATCCTGTTCTATAGCAGAAGCGCCTTTAAGATCTGAAATCCGCACACGGCGCTGCTGGGACGTGAAAGATCTGTTAGGATGACATACCAATAATATAGTTATCCCGTCGTTTATGGCAACAAGCGCAAGGCTTCTTACTATTTCTTCAATGACCTGGCGCTCACGATCTCCTGCACCACGGGCGAGAAAGCCTAAATGGTCTATCAGGGCAACACGAACATCATGACGGCGACGGGCATAGCGTATCGAGTCAATGACGTATTGTGCAGTAGCTTCGCCGTAGTGATCTAATATAAAAATGGGAAGCGTTCCCAACTCATCAAGAGCGGTCTTGCGTTGCTCTGGAGTGTAGTGCATAAAATCGCCACCCAACTGAGCGCGGAGGAGCTTTTGAACTGTACCGATAGGTCGCTGCTCGAATGAGGTGAGCATGGCTGGAGCGCCAATTAATGACTGCTCGCGCAATAACCACGTTGCAAACGTAGTTTTACCGTGCCCGGTCTCCCCAGTCAGAACCCACAAGCCGGGCCGCATTCCACCTAGAGCCCTTTCTAGTTTCTTGGAGCCTATATCTCGGCCAACAAGACGCTCAGGACTGTTAATGAGATCATCTAAATCAGTTTCGTAATCATTAACCCTCTTCAGGGTAACATTGATCATGGAAGATGCCCTGTCTATACAACGGCGCATCTCATCCTTTGGAATTCCTTTAATCAAACATTCGTTTACGTCATTTAATGGCAACATGGCCAGAGAAGTGCGATACCCACCCAATTTCTCTGAAAGTTTAGCTGCCCCTAACTGTCCAGCCTCGTCATCATCATAGATTAAAATATGGTTTTTGTAGGGTTCTAGGAGATCTAACCACTCGTTTGGCCAATTAGCTCCTGCCCCGGTAGTTCCTGAGACAACATTGCGCGTGTATCCGTATTCATAGAGCGCCATCGCATCGAACTCGCCCTCTGTGATGTAAACGGTCTCATCTCGTGCAGCACCTAGCAGATGGCTTCCAAATAGGGGCATCGGGCGGTTTGCGCACACCCGGTAGCCCTTCCCGACCGTCCCTGTGCCATCGCATCGCTCACAACTCGCCACGCCGCCACACACGCATTGAGTAGGAATTCGCCTGAACCGAAGATTGACGACGTTTCCCACCTCGTTCTTTAGCGGAATGACTACCCACCGCTCAACCACCTTTCCGTTTTCATGAACTGCATGAGCACCTAATTCCCAAAATCTAATCGTCTCTTCACTTAGAGATCTCATAGTCATTAGGTATGAAAGAACCTCTTTCCCTGAATCACTATAAAGATGATCTTTGCACTTGTTCCATAAATCCGATGACCACCGAAACCCACTAGAAGATCTGGCTGGTGGAGTTGGCTTGGAAGAAACAATAGTATTTACGCTCTTAACTGCTGAATAGGGCATCGAGCGATCATTGATCATTGTTCGACCAGAGCCAATCAGCCCCGACAAAGCCTCTATTTCATCCCTACTAAGTTCCTTTGTATTCTTTTGGTGCTTATGTTGGCTTAGAAACTCAACAACATCACCATGAGCATCACAGCTATAGCAGTTCCAATAATGATCGTCCCTATTAAGGCTCACTGGGCCTCGCGGATCTTTGCGGCCCCTCCGATTCGCACCGCAAGACGGACACGGTGACAGAGACCTCATGCGCCCAGGAGTGTAATTAAGTGCCTTCACTACAGCTTTAAGAGAATAACTGTTTATATCGCTAATCGTGCTCACTTGTCACCTGCTCTAAAAAATTCTAACGGTCCAAATGAGTCACGAACAGCAGAAGGATCTGTTTTAGCAGGACCAGAGATGTCCTCGCGCCAATTCGCGGACGCCTCCACCCTGTCTCCGAGTTTATTCTTTCGGAGCAAATTCTCTAATCGTAGGTAAGAGCGCTTGATTGGATTAGCGCCTCTCCACCACATAGCCTCATCGGTCTGAGCCTCGTAAGCATATTCAATTAAATGGATCAAATCGTCCGGGGTATACCCCAGCCCAAGCCTGGAATGGATTAGCTCTCGCCTTTCCTTCGTGAGCTTGCAAACGTGAGGACGACGCTGTTTAGATGCCCAAAAATCAAATACCTGCTTTACAGGATCTCGTTCAGTGCGATTGCGCCCCAAAAATAACTGGGCGGAACCATCGTTTTGACCCATTAGTGTTTCTCCCTGTTGTTACTCTACAATACTCTGCCACTCCTGCCGCATCACAAATGTGCGTTGATGAGCCTGATAAAGATATTAGGCTCCGCATACCGTCCACTCGACTCGGGATCAATAACATAGAAGCGTTTTTAACCTGATCTCTTTTCGTGCCTCTTTTCACACCTAATACCGTTTCTCGCCACTCATTAGCGGGGACATAGGAGGAGGATAGGCCAAAATGTTCTTCAATGGGGCTCAGCACCGAGCCCGCGTTGCGAGCTAAGTCAATTAATGTGCGGACATTTCTGCCTAAGTACACATCCTCGCAACAAATATACCCATCAGTAAAACCGCTTTCCGCTAAATATTCAGAAACAATAGAACCAATTGATGAATAGCGTTCAATAATTACAGATTGGCTCTCTCCGTCCATATCTGTCATTTGAAGCTTGATTACGCGCCGACCCTTTCGCTGTACCTTCGCCCACCAAAACGCAGCGTAAGCACAGCGGTCTCTTAAGATAACTATGGCGCCCTCGGCGCCGGGGTCTAATCCAACATACACCATCAGTTAGCACACTGACGTGCAGACGAATTAGTGTAAACAATCTGCTGGACCTGCTCTGTTGTAAATACCGTAATGTAATCATTGAACTCTTTTAGGCCGCAAATTACCTTTAGGCGCGTTGCTGGAACATTATTAACCACCTGAGTCATAACCGGAGCATTTTCCAATAAGGATATTAGCCACACGGTTTCCATTATTGTGGGCTCCTCAGACATTACTGTACTGCTTTTCAATATATGATAGCCGTCAGGCTTGACATGCCTCATCATATAGAAAAAAGCCTCACTAGAGACCATGTTCCCCTGATAAGACGCAAATAGCCGCTTCAGATTCTCAGTATTTAAAACAACAAAAATGGACTCGTCTATACCTGTGTTGCTATCCATAAAATCTACCCAGTAGAAGAAGAGACAGGGTATCCGTAGACGCCCTATCCATTTAACCACAATACAGCTTTAATACTAAAACGGCACGTCGCTAAGATCATGATTAACAGGAGCAGAACTGCTGGAATTGTAACCGCCATCAGATTTCTTCTTTAGGCCCCAAGCCTGAAGACGCTCCCAGTTTTCCTCAGCGCTACTGATCCACTTTATCTGATCCTCAGAAAAATCAAGGTCTCCATTATTGTTGCGAGACATATTTGACTTACCGAGATCTGTAGAAAGAGTACGATTTGTAAACTCACCATTCTCAGAAATCTCGACATAGCCAATAACGGGCGCCATACACATTATGCGCTCAATTGAATTGCTATCCATAGGATCAAACTCATCATTGTATCCAACTCGATTCGCAAAGATGCCGAGACGAAAAATAGCCTTTGGAGTAAGAAAGAAATTAGAGGTAATTACATTCCCCTCATCATTATTTTCTTCATAATCCTCAAGACATACGAAATTGATTCGTAAACAGTCTTTGTCGTTATAAACTCGGTATTCGTAGCCTACAGCATACAATAACTTTCTACCAGCACCCACAGCGCCAACTCTGACGCCGCCTTTGCCTTCCCCATCATACTCTGCTGGATTAACTTTCATTACTTCCCCCTAATTAGAATTTGAAGTTTTATCTTCAGTTGAATCAATTGATGCTTTCCACTCATTTATCCATTGAGAAACATTGGGCTCCAATATTCCTACAAGAGGATGACACGGCTTTATTAAATACCGGGACGGACCCTCAACTAGAACCCCGCGCTTAATAACAATCCCATGTTCAGTCTCAACCTCACGACGAATAACCACGCCCACCACATTGAAGAACTGAGAGATGTCATTAGCAAGTTTCTTACCCTGAAATGATGGGAATATCCGAGTCACGCTTCCATCATCACCAGTCGCATACTCACAAAGAGCAGTTACAATGACGTTGTACGGCAGATTTCTCACGCAACGCACAAATTTAATCATACGAGCCGTCATGACTCCCCAATCTTGCCATTCCATCTTTTTATCGCCATCACCCTTGGCAGCTAATATTTCATCAATAAATAACCGCTGCACCTCAGTAATAGAATCAATAACTATTGTTTCCACTTCATCAGGAAATTCTCCACGAGATGCCGCAGCTACAAACTGACGAACCTGGTTAATATCAGTACACAGCGCCACAAGCGCATCAGGATTTGAATTCTGAATGCTCTTCAATCCATTCGACTCAGTTAATAAAAATATGGGGTTAGGGGCAGAAGCCGCCGTAAACGTCTTGCCTGCACCGCTATCGCCATACATAAACGCCTTCAGCAACGGCGTCATGCCGCTGGTCCCCACCATATAATATTCTATTCCACTATTTGTCACCATCCTAACTCCTCTTCCAACTTGTTGTTGTCATTTGATAAAAACTTAGGGTTGGTGATCCAACGAACACCATCACCCACCTCAAAGCCCAGGCTATAAGCTGACTCGCTGAAACACATCGTTGTGTATCTGCACTTTGAACCTGGACGCTTACACAATGGCAGACGGGGATGACTATAATTAATATCAGACAAGTCGCCAAACGCAGCGTCCCACTTCAGATCTGATATCCGCCTCGCTACCCCATACGCCTCCTTGGCGCAGCGCACTATATCATTCTCAGTAATCTGCGTCCAATCTGATATATATAGCGTTCTGTCTACTCTTTTCTTAAGCGACTCAATGTACTCAGCATACGGAGCAACATCAATTTCATTGTCTTCGCAAAACTTAATAAAGTTCCAACTCGCTATCCTAGCATTAGCAGCTTTAGAGATTTTCCCGCTTTTTAGAAAAGTCGGATGGCGTGCAAGCGCACTGCTCGTTGCCTCAAAGATATAGCCACCTACTCGGCCACTACCTGAAAAATCAATATGCCCGTTCTTGAGCATCCAGTCCAGCATCCAACAGTAACCAGGCATCTGCAAATCAATAAGTGATGCCGTTCGATACGATTCAGGCGAAGCTGTGTACTTGTGGTCTAAAACCCACGCATCACCAGTTTCTCGGTGCAAAACAATTACATCCGCACGACCAATGTAGTAATAAGGCTTCTGGATTACAGAACACCTACCATCCTTTCCTTCTCCGGTACGCGCCTCTCTGAACCCGTATTCCTCTGCCATTAAAGCCGCATCAGGGGAGAATACATTGTCTGTGTCCTTCTCCATTATTGGAGCGCATAGCGCCTGCTCCACGGCTACAATACGATATTTTGATGATGGAGCGCGACCGCGATACTGAATGTAACCATACATGGAGCGGCTTAGCCTCTCCACGTCAGTACGCCACTCGTCCTCTGGCACTAATCCGACTTTAGACTGCTCAGACCAATCAGATTCAATTTTCTCAAGGGGATCTGTCCATACAGCATCATCGAACTCAGTATCGTGGGCCATCCAATGACGATAAACCGACTCCATGATGAGGTGCCAAGCACTCCCAATCCGTAAAGGCCGATCTGTAACTAGCGGCCTAAGATTCTCAGTGTACTGAAACCAATTCCAGCGCGGGCACAACAATGTGCTGCGCTCAGAATTGGTAACAACAAATGCGTCCCACGGAAGACCATGGATTTCACAATCCTCATAGCGAGGGATTACAATTTTTGGGGTCACTCTGCCTCCTGAACTGGAGCGGCAGGACTCGAACCTGCAACCTTCCGATTAACAGTCGGATGCACTGCCAGTTGTGCTACACTCCATCACCCACTACATACGCGACCGGAGGACATATGGCGACCAGGTTTCTCCACCACGTCCAGCACCTCTAGCGCATCGGGCAATTCCAGTGGTTCGAGGCTGTGAACGCAATCACCATACTCGCTCCTATAGGCGTTAGATCTCACCCGCCACTGGGCCTCGAACTCCCCAGAATCGACTAACTCGAATACCAATGGCTGCATACCTGCTAATCGTAAGGTCCGCCCGACCCGCTGCTTAGCTGTACCCACGTTCCTTCCGGCTGATGTGTTTATTGCACAATCTAGGACAGGGAGATCTAACCCCTCGTCAGCTAGCTGAGTTGCCACCAAAACGCTGACATTACCCTTACGCACATCATCTATCATTTTCTTTCGCTCTGACTTCTTAAAATCTGATGTGACACCAACAACGGATATCCCCTGCCAGTTTAATCGCGCAACAAGCTTATTAACGGATGATTTTCTCGGAGTTAATACCAAAACAGTTCGCTTGTGGCTGGTTGCAGCTTTCACAAGCTCTACAATTATCGCTATTCGTGAACTGTCGTTACTCATCTCAGTAACAGCTTTGCTGTAATTCAAATTGCCAGTTTCAAACTGACTAGAATACGGAAGCCTATGATTGCAGCGGTTGCAGTAAACCTGCTCATCTATATGCTGAGACTCAACACATTTGATCCATTTCTTGCACCCTGGACACTTCGCCTTCGATGGATAACAATCCTCCGGCGCCTGCCAGCCTGTCCATACAGGAATAATCTTTGGACTCATTAAATAGTTTTCTTTAATTAAAGCCTTAGTATCTATCTTATAAAGCAAATTGCCAATCATGCTTTCAATCAAAATCCCAAGCCCATCACTCCTCTCAGGAGTAGCCGTCAATCCCCAACGAAAGCGAGCGGGAAACTCATTCATTAACTTTGACCATGTGCGTGCAGGAATATGATGACACTCGTCAGTAAGCACGACACCAGCACTCTTGATTAACGGAAACGCTAGCTCACCAGCACTAACTAAGGTCTGGATCATGCAAACCGACACCTCGCCTGGCATCAGGGGGGACAAATCGCTCTTGGCTGTCCCAGAAACCACTCTAGGAGCCGTCCCAGACATGCGATGGACCCTAGACCTCCACTGCTGGTAAATATCGTCCGTGTGGACCAATATGACCGCAGACTCCCCAGTGGTTAGAATTGCCGCGCAGCCTAGCTCAGTCTTTCCAGCACCACAGGGCATCTGGACTACGCCTTGTACACATTTGTGCATCCTCTCTAATGCCTGTTGTTGGTAGGGCCTTAACGTTACATTAAAGTCTTCAATAGGATGAAAGCCGTGAGACTCAGTTACAACAGAATTAGTTAAGAAGATTGGACTTAAATTGTATCGTTTTAATAGCTCTCGCACTCTACTCAGAGCGCCGCGAGGAACCTCAATCCAGTTCTTGTAATGACGGTAAAGAACAATCGTCTCAGGAACGTTCCTTAGAGAACGGTTGAACTTCTTACGACGCACGTACTCAGGATTCTCTACCGTAAAATCCTTCACAATCTCATGATAGCAAGCGTCAGGCAGTCGCTGAACATCAATCCCGATCACGCTGCCGATTTTGATGCGTATCTGATCCACTTCATCACCTGTAATGAGGGCCAGGGCCGCAAGACCCTGACCCACCACAACAACAGGAAGGTTGCCGGACGGAGGGAAACCTCGTCCCGACATTACACATATACCAAATATACACCGATCCGGCTACATCGCCAGCCAATTCACCCAATGCCCCATTCCGGGTATACCCTGAAAGCGGCGAGCGGACCCCAGTTATCCTCATATAACGCAACCCCGTTATTCCCCTCGGTATTTCTGCTCTCTTTCAGCGTTTCTTTCTGCATAGTGTAAAAAAGTAGGCGTTTTACCTTACCCCGATAGGATAGAGATTTCCAATCTTGATTATACTTAGGATGCTTAACACGACCCTTTCGGCTCTGCCTCGTCCCCCTTTGGGGGGCTGGGGGGGATAATTCTTTCTTTGTTGTAGTATTATTAGTATTATTAATAATACTTGTCACAATGGGCTTTGCACGCTTATTTTTAAGCAGTCCTAGCCGAAAACACAGCTTCTTTAGTTCGCGCCACACCGAGCCAGAAATGAACAAATGCGTACCATATCGATGGCCGTATTTTGGTTTCCTTGGCTGGAACCCAAGCTTAGTAATTGTTCGTCGGACCTGTTTACGCGGAAGCTGACTCCAACCAACAATATCCTTCAAGGCAGACCACGCATTTCTAGATGTCTGAGGACTGTAATTCTTGTTCTTAGACAAATATGATGGACAAATTTCAACACATCGAGGCAGACCGCGCCAATTAGCATAGTTTGGTCTCTTACTCACTAATGCGATTATTATATCTTTTGCGGCTTCAACTAAACGAGGTCTGTCAGATTCGTTAGTCTGTAGCCATCTTTCGATTTCTACGATCACGGCTTGCGGTCCTTCCAGGCTCCATTCGTAGCAGGTATAGCCAATTTACGCCAACAGTTTAGCGAAAATGACGCCCAGAATACCCTATTCGGGCGCCACGACTTCAGACGCATCCGGCGCTGACCCTTGTTGTTTAGCGGGTATCGGAATTCCTGCTAAATTTGCAATTTCAGCAACCTCTGCGACCCTCATTCCAAAAAAACTTAGAATAATTGCAAATATAATAAATAGAGTCTGTGGATTAATTAGGCTTCTTACCCATTTCTGGCGATCGAGATTAGCTTGTAGCTCTAACTGTTCCCGCCTCGCCCGGTACTCTCTAGACTCTTTCGCACGCCTCTCCTCATCCTTCATTCTTTCTTTAAGAATCTCCTTCACTTCCATCTGAGATGTAGACAACGACTTAAAACGTTCTTCAGCACGAAAATCGCTATGCTCAAGGGAAAGATGCACCTTGGCAACGTCAATCTTTAGCGTATTCACGTCCTCCTCCAATGTTTCAAGGCGCTGAGAGTTGCGGTCTACTTTAGATTCTAGCTCACCCATCAATCCTGGCCTTCTTTCGCTCCTGGCGAGCAAGTCTCCGCGCCTCCCTGCGCGATTTCCTTACCTCTCTCCGCGCCTGTCTTGACTCGGGATCTCCTGATATAGCTTTAATTAATGATGAAACTAACTTAATAACTGGTCCGTCTAAAGCCTCAGCAACCGCACCAGCAGGACCATTAATTATTGAGGCAAAATCAATACGATCATCAATCTGGTCAATAATGAACTCGTCTAAATCATTATCGTTCTTATTCTTGTCATCTAAAAAATTATCAGCAGACTCTAAAAGGCCCTCCCAGGGAATAGATTTTAAAATGTCTGCCGCATTAAGCCTATCCAAACTCATGATGACACCCCAGATGCACTCGTTTCGTTATTCATGATCTCAGCACGGTCCTTAAGCTCTTTAGCCGCAACTAATGCACCCAAAATCGCAACCGACTCCCGAGCATCTTCTAACATGGCAGACAAAATATCCTGACCTAACGCCTTGGCCTGCTTAACACGGACAGTTTCAATTATAAACCCAGTGCCCTCCTCGCTACCAAGATGATTATCCTCATACTCATTTCTTATCTTCAGTAAAATAGGCAGATCTTTCATGCTGCATTTGATCTCACCTGAAGCAATACGACGAGCCAACAAACCGATCGCACCATCAACCAGAGCCTTGTGCTTCCGACGCATTTCCTCACGTCTCTTCTTTTCCTTGTGCTCCTGACGAGTCGGAGCAGTGGCCTTGTGGACCTCCTCTGCTACAGTTGCCGGAATTGGAGTAGTCGGCATAAACGGAACTGCCAAATACTTCTCTACCTCAATCAATTCCCGAAGCTTATAACGATCGTAAAAACGTTTTCTGTAAATAGCCTGAGCGCAAACATCAGGTAGCTCTACAGAGTCAACGCGATCTAACCATGACCACCGCTTCTTCCACTGCATTACGACATTTGGATGACGCTCAATAGCACGCCCAGCAGCCGCCTGATTACGCTTGCGTGGATTCTGCATCGCCCACAAAAGAAAACAGCGATAGGCCATCTCTGGCTCTTTGCGGATGCGCTCTAGGGGCGACTTTAGCTGCGAAACGTTCACAGGCTTGGCAGCGCGTCTCTTTTCAGGCTTACGCCCGCTTTCAGTCATATCATCCATCTAAACCTCTACGCTTACAGTATATTCTAAAATCTCTTTTCCATCAGGATGCGTCAATGTAATCGTAGCTAATAAATCACCATACGATTCAAGATGGGGACGACCATCAACATTAGAAACAATAGCTAAATCCCATACAAATAAGATTGTACGGCCCTCCCACTTGGCCACCTGGCAATAAGTTGTACCAAGTTGCATTATCTTGGCCTTCCAGCCAAGCATTAAGTCAGGTATATCCGATACAGATCCGGCTTGGAAATCCTCCTCAATGTCAGCCATTTCCATTGTTGAAAAACTTAATCCATTTCCAGATAGCTTCTCATCAGGAATACTTGAAATAATTGTGCTTTTTATCGTATTTGAAAAAGTGTTCAAGTCCAAAGCGGACGCCTGATTTCGATCGTAACTAAACAAACTCATTAAATGCTCCCAGACTGAGAACCAGCCATCCCTGCGGCGGCGCCGCCCAGCTTATCGTAGAGGAGCCATAACCGGACACCAATTCGACACCGGCCACCCTCTAGCTCTAATTTTTCAACTGTAGCTGTGATCTCTGAATCAGAAATATCTGAATCAGTTATTGTGATGTTATCACCAAGGTTTAAAGTAATAAATAAAGGCTGGAAACAATCGTACTCAACATAGTATGAGGGAAGAGCAAAATGATCTACAAGCCAGTCTAAAACATAATCAGCCACAATCGAACTATAAATAAGAGGAGAATCAATAACCGCACGCTCTCGTAATCCTGCCTGCTCCTGGCTAATCCTGCACAGGGTGCTGTTGTTCCTGTCCCTAGACGCATAACTATTATGCGTATTTGTTACGGGATCAAAATTATAGCGAAGCGTAAATTGATTACTTAATGACGATTTTGCTGTTTCCTTAATGGCTGTAGATCTATCTAATAACGGAGCCTGACCCGCTACCAATCGCATACGAATTCCTCCTCGTGTTCGATCTGTAACTACAGGACCATAGCCACCGTTTCCCCATGCCATTGATACCATAGGGAAACTGGCGCATAACGTAGATTCAATATACTCTATCGCAGAGGCGGAATCGGCGCCCCCTGAGCCATTTACAATGACTGCTGGTTTGGCGATGTTAGGTATTTTGGACTCAGCAATAGCAAAGAGATTATCGCTAATCCCATGATGGCCCAATGTGCTCCAGTTGGTACATAAACGCTTAATAACTTTAATGATATTCTCATCAGGAGCACCACCGTCCCGAGAACCACTTACAAAAACACTGGTGTTGTCTGACCATCCGCCAAGAGTTGTTGCCTTAACCTCTCCCCATACGCCATTTAATATATAGCCGCCCCTCGCAGTCGTAACTAAATCAATATCAGTATTGTTGGTTTTGGTAAGACTGATTTTACCCCCAGTTATGGTGGCCATAACTCCAGTTTTGTTATACACATTATTGATGAGTGAACGGAGAAGTCCCCCTATGTCATCATCTTGAATTCCACTTTCCTCTTCCCCTTCAAACTGAAGGCGAATTCTGTAACCGCTTCCGTGTGCCACATGAAACGCTATAACTCCGGTTTCCGTATACCTCTCAGCAAATTCAGCAATAAGAGTTGATGAGTTATCATCAACTTGAACACTGACCGAGCCGCTGTCTACGAGATCTACTCCACGAACAGTAATATCACCAGGATTTAATACTCCTGCATTTACATTATCAGCAGCAACCCATCCTGATGAGGTGGAATTTACAAGAATTGGGTCAGAAGTCCCATTTAGAATGTTTGTTCCATTTGCATTAGCCTGAAGAATAAAGTTCGGATTAGCCGACATAATGTCAACCCCCTCTATTACAATATCTCCTGGGAAAATCGTCATTCCTCCATTTACAGGCGCCTCAGCCTCCCAAACCGCATCACCAGTTGAAAATTCTACTTTCCAATAGTTAGCGCCAGTTCCGTCATTCACCTTAGAAAAGGTATATGGATAATAACGATTGGCTGAGCCATAATCTACTCCATCAACATTTACGGTAGAAGGCGTAACATCAGAGGCGAACCAGCATAGAAAATAAGGGGGAGTTGCAGCAGATAGACGAATAGCTGGAACATTAACTGGGCTGTTGAAAACAAGAGGATAACGATAACCAACGTAACTCTCTGGAACTGTAGTGGAGCCAGCCTGAGTGATGGAGCCAGCCCCAGGCACGCCATTTAAGATGAGTCCTCCATTAGAGGTAAACTCAAGTTTGACTTGGGGATCTATTTCCCCACCACCTCTAGCCGTGAGCGTCATGAGTCCATTTGTAGCAACGCTGGTAACAGAAGTAGTAGAAGAAAGGGCATTGATAGCCACAGCCAATGTTCCAGTACCGTCACCAGCAGTTACAACTATATTTGAACCTGTATGAATATCAGTCCCGTTAATTTTGATGTCATCTGCTATGACAGTGCCCGCCATTACAGTAGACAGGGCAGACCAAGTAGCTGATAATGCTGTATTAGCCTGAACTGTATAAGGAGTAATTAATAAGTCGCTAGTCTCTAGGGGATCTACAATTTCTGTTTCTATGATCTCATCTACGGCACCAAATGTGACGCCACCGCTCATGTCTCCAAGCATCAAAACATATCTAAGTTCCCAATCTTGATTGCCTATGAGTAATGAAACCTCAGCCCACCCTGCAATGAATCTCCCTTCAGAAATAATTGAATAGGGATTCATATTATTCTCAGCAAAAGAGATTGCGAAACTACGAGCAGAAGAAGATCCAGTACCAAGGGAATACTGCTGATTGACTCTTGGCTGTTGCATTAAAATGGGCTCGTACACTATTTCAGTGACAGGACCAGAAGCTGGAGTACGGCGATAGGCGGTGATGGGATCTGTCGATACACGTAATCGTTGACCACCACCGAAAACCATGTCGATACACATGTGCATTCCCAAGAGAAGTGGATCTTTGCGAATCTGATCAGTCCAATGCTCGTTAAGCTTTCCCCTCGGACCACTTGTTAACTCACGGAATTCCTCAATTGCCCAAAATCGATACGCAAGAGCATCCCAGTCTGGACCCCCAATCGGCATCAGACCTCCTCCGTAAACTCTATTTCAACGTCACCCGCCTGCTTCCAGATGCCATCCACATCCTGATACCAGGCAATTTGATCCAGTGGACTTCCATTAGCAATCCTGCCAAGAATTACATTGTCTGGGTTGCAGTTTTGACGAGTATAATTGCTGTCAGATTCACTACCATAGTACGAGGTGCTGTCTTTGACTAAAACGCATGACTTCTTTTCGTATTCTGAATACTTCTGAAGACTGTAACGTAGCTTCATGCGCTCTTGTTCTTTCACATCACCAACAATGCGACCTTTGATTGTTCTTTGTGGCGGACCCTCCACAAAGGCCCACTGAATAGCGCTCCGGGTTCGATACTTTGTCACATTTGGCTGCTGATTATTCTCAAGCGTCCACTCTAAGGGAACACCCAAATCTAATACTGGACCCAGCACAATCCGGCCAACTTTCCAATATCCTTCAGCGCTTGGATAACTTCCAGTGGTAGTAAAACGGAGGTATCTAACTCCGTACATTTGAGGCTGAAACGAACCAGAAGCAGTAGCGCGGTAAGCCCATTGATTACTGTGAATCGTAACTGGAGCACCAAGCTCATCACCGAAGTATGCTTTTAGGTTCTTGTCCGTATCCAGATATACAGAAAACTTGTCACCATCAATATAATCGAGCTTGTTAATCTTTACAGTATAAAATTTAGTCGTTTCATCTACAGTTGACTTAAATTGCAGATAGTAAGTATTATTTTGATTAGTCTGCATCTGCCCAATTATGGGTTTGCCTTGAGACGGAAGATCTAAAATAAAAAACTTTTCACCAATAGAATAAATCGTAGCACTTATTAAAGGGGTGTCAATGGCATCTTCCACCGAGGCCCATGTGGTTCCGTCATCAGACCATTCGATGAACGTGCTAAGAAAATTGGTGTTGAAGAAGGCGATTCCCTCAAAGCGAATTCGAGCGAATTCGTCATTGGGATCTGCAACTAAAACAATTTGCCCGTCAGTCAACTCATCAACGCCATGAGATTCGCTTCGCCACTCTATCCTTGGAGAGTCAATAAATACATTAGAAACTGCATAATTGCTATCAGCTTCGGCTGTAAAATAATCATTATCCATTCCGCCGCCGCCGCCCCAGCGAGCAGACGCATGATTATCAATTAGAACCGGATTCTGAGTTACAAGGTGGCCTCGCATCTCATCAGGCCATCGGACATCATCATCTTCAAGCTGATTGCAATCGGTATAATCAAGCACCGCAATCCGTCGCCATTGTGATATTCGTTTTGTACTACCATATGATACATTGCCGTGCCCAAAATGAATAGACTGAGAAAATGATTCGGGGCCTGAATTAAGGGTAGGGGTAAAAACAGGGGTGTGTCCCCACTCGTTTTCTCCAAAATCCCCTATTTGTTTATACCAAATCTGACATCTACTACTGTCCGTGCCTGGATTTGGCCTGAACACCATTCTGAATAGATGAAATTCAGTCATGTCTAAACCAGTCACTCCGGTTGTGGCCAACGAATCTGAAATTTTATCCCAAACAACAAACCCATTTTGATGAAAGTAAAGTGCGATCTCTAACTGTCTTGTTGAGGTTGAAGTTGTGCCATAAAACGATTTCACGCCAAAGAAAACTATCTCAGTTGTATGTATTCCCTCCTCAATCTGTTCAATTCTCATTTCACATTCAATACAGCTTCCAGCTATGTTAGCTATAGATGGAGTAACCCCCCATATTGGAGCATTGTGAGTAGTCAAATTAGCAGTGTCGCTAAAGGTATAGATGCCGTAGTTGCCTACAGTCGCTTGGTCTTCAAGCTTAAATCTCCACGCATTCCAGCTTTGGGTTGTCTGATGACGATCTCTGGTCCAAGTAGTATCGGATGAAGCACTTGCATTAGATGCAGGCGCAGGTGCCCCAAATGCGGCATTCCAGCTTAAACGATACAGTGTGCGAGTCGGCTGATGGGTCAAGGTAACAAGGTCTTCAATGGCCGAGGTCTGAAATGACTCTGGATAAGTTTCCTTGATAGGTTTCTTATCCCATTTTCCAAATCTTAAATAACAAGTATTGTCAGCTTCTAGTGTAGCAGCATCCGTATCATTATCTACTAGAGCACCAAACATAGAAATATAGTCACCGCAGTTTACCAAGCTGATGAGGGCTGGCTGAAACTTACAAGTCCCATCCCATTGACCACTAATCCCCAACCGGCGCCAACTTGTACTGCTTAATGGTTCAGAGGGATCTATCTCATAAACCGTCATACTCGCCCCCTCCGCAATCCAAGCGGCGCTTGGGTTTCCGCTGGGCTGACGAAACTGAAAGAATACATAGTAATAATCAGGCCCACGCACAGCGCCGAGATGTGCGCCCTGCGTAGTAGTGTTCCAAGCAGCATTGGCGAAGAAAATTGTCGTGTCGGCCCACCCGTCTAAACGCCTAGCATAGAAATTTCGTGTAAGACTTCCAGTTGAAAAATGTAGATAAAATGTCCCAGATTCATCACCTAGCGCAGCCATTGTCCAAATGAAATAATCAGAACCCTTACCGTCTTCGCTGATTGTATAGGGAGATAGTGAAAAGGTAGGCTCAGTAAACGACGCCCCGCCATCCGACGAAACAATGGTTCTTAGATAATAGGTAAGAGCTTCATGACTTCCAGTGCCGGTTGACGTGTAATCCATCCAGGCAATTCTAAGAAAATCACCACTGGCATCCATTCTGGGCCAAAGAGAAGCCTGCATTAAATCTGTGGTAAATCGTCTCAGAATATTGTCGTTTATTCTATTCCAAACAAGACCATCTGTAGAATGCCATAAAACCCAATCACGGCCATTCTGCTGAGTCAGTAGCCTCAGAGACCCGTCCCTCATAGCGCATACCTGCAAGGCGGCTCTATGATCTCCAAAGCCAGTGGCAAACTCCTTATCAAGCTCTACTGTTGTGCTGGTCCAATCATCATACTCAGAACGAACATCATGATAAGAAATTCTAAGAGTTGATGTTGTCTCGCCCTCGCCTGGCGCTGCCTCAGCAACATATAGAAGTTCCCTCATCGCTAACTTGCAGAAGACTGAACATGCTCCGTATCCTGGCTTGGTCAGCATTCCACCATGCTCAGCATAAAAATACCGCATGTCATCATAGCCATACCATTCACGGGTCTGGTAATAGCCGTCAGCAAATACAGATCCTATATAGACAGGATTGGCCCCACGAATCTCTATATGAGTTTCGTGCGTCAGAGTAATATATCCAAACTGAGTTAGGGAAACAGCCCCACCAAGACCATTTAAAATCGTAGCGCCACTATCACTTAGCTCAAGCTTGATATTGCAACCACCGCTGGTCAACCTCATCGTCCCAGCAGCCAGATCTCCAGTCACCCCAGTTTTCCATGTCTTTGCATTAATTGCAGCCTCTAAAGTTCCTGTCCCGTCATTTGCAGTTACAACAATGTCGCTTCCAGCACGTATATCTACATCATTGATTAAAATATCACCAGACCCTACTGTGCCAGCCCCAACATTTGCCCACGGTGCCCAGACGGTAGCGCCAGTAGCAGTAATGCCGTGGAGGTCTTTCTTTAAGTTAATTGCAATAGATTTGGATAGTGCTGATTGATCGTTAGAATCTACGCTTAGGATATCAAACTTATTAGAATCTCCAATGCTAATCCTGTTGAGAATTAGATCTCCAGCAGCCAAGGCATTCGTACTATCTACTAAAAAGGCGCCATCACCAAGAGAAACTAGGTCCGTGGAAGGCTTCCAGCCGTAGGTTGCACCAGCAAAATTACTACCGGCATCACAAACTCGGTAATTTGTTTTTTTGGCTGAAGTTGAAACTCCTTCCTTATAAGTTCCAGTTTGGACAACTGTTAGAGATCCCGTATTGTTTAAATCTGCTGAACCCTGGCCAGGGTACTCACCATCAGTGTTCGGTTGAACACTTACAACATTATTTTCCCCAGTTAATACTGTTTCGGGAAATATGATATAGGAATTAGGTCCACCCATTACTTAGTCCAATAGTCGAAAGATCCACGATTAAATCCAACAGTCACACCTGATGCGCGACGTAGCTCACTTTTGATTTCAGGGGCATGACCACGACGCATAGCAGTGATCTGAACCGCGTCCAGAAGACGACCCTCTGCCATAATTGCAATATCTATAGGCTGACCCATGCCGCCGCCACCCGGACCCCCTCCGTAAGAGGCTGGCGCGGCACGGTTCATGCCCCCTTTATCCCCCTGAGCATTGCGGCTTGCAGGGATAATGGCTTCACCCTTATGAACATTTACCCGCATATTCGCTGGGACATAATTGATTCCAGAGTAGGCATTCCCGCCAGTGGGCATTTCTCGGCCAAGCTCCTCGTATGCTTCCGCCTTATTCTTTTTCCACCGTGATACACCCCCTAAAGTAAAAATGTCTCCTATAGTTGTCCAAATCTTGTGGGACTTACTTTTCTCGGGATCACCCTTAAACGTCTCCTTGAGACTCCCCATCCAATCCTTAAAGAAATTAAACACGCCAACAAAAGCCTCTGCAATAATCTTGCCTAGCTCACCAACTACCGCGCCTAATGCCTTAAGTATCCCCCAAACAATAGCAACTATTAGCCTTGGGATTGCCTTTATAAGTTCAATCACAATGATTGGAATAGCTTTAATTATAGAAATAACTATATCGGGCAAACCCATGATAATTGCTTCTATGATTATCGGAATAGAATCAATAATAGCTGTAAGAATATCAGGGAGAGCCTTAACAAATCCATCAATGATCTTAGGAATTGCTGCTAGAAGAGTTGTAATCATGTCAGGCAGAGCAACACTAAGGAACTGCGTCAACATCTCCGGTAAAGCATCAAATAGAGCTAAGGCAACATCAACTAATCCATTAACCAAAGCTGAAAATAACTCGGGAAGCTTGTTAATGATGGTCATAATAAGCCCAGGCAGTACATCTACAATCGCCTGAACCACTTTCGGAATTGCTGCAATAATCGCATCTAATAAATCAGGTAGACGTTCGGCTATCTGCTCAAGTGCAGGACCAAGACCCTTAGCCAAACCGTCTGCAAAGCCAATTGCCTGATCAACAAGGCCGTCTACATACTTGCGAGCCTCTTTAGCATAGCTAAACCCAGCACCCTCTTCGTCGGCAGCCGCCTTAGCCGCAGCAAGCTCCTGCGCCATAGCTGCTGGACTAAATGAGAATCCAGAAAACTTGCTTACAACAGAAGAAAAAGCCCCTGCTATAGACTTCATCATCCCAACAGCCTTCACCGCACCCGCGCCAACAGCGCCCAAGGTCGCACCCATTATCTGTGCAATCCCTTGTGCCGCCTCTTTTGCGGACTCTTTTAAACGTCCAAACTCCTTTTCCGGCTTACCCTTACTTTTCCGGCGCTCATTTATTGTTGCCTGACGATCCATTTTCCTTTGAAGCTTTAGGGCTTCTTTCCAGGCTTTTCCAGCCTGACGCTTCATGTATTTATCAGACTCTTTATCCCTGCCAAATAAAGCTATAATAAAAGGAGCAACCTTGCCCTTCGCCGCATTAAGCATCCGCTTAACACCTTCCCGCCCTCTTCTTATTCTCCAATTAATAAACTCTATTATATTTCGGCGTTCCTCCTTTCGGGCCTGCCGAATTCTATAATCATAATCAGATTCTATAACTTCCCGCTTGCCTACCTCGTCCCTTTTAAGCTGAGATAAAATCTGAGCCTTTTCAGATGCTAAACGCTCTGATTCTTTTAAATCTCTAGTGCTTATTTCTGTAGTGATTCGCTCAATATCAGCAAGACGCTTCTTTTCGTCATTACGCCGTATCTCTTCAGCTTTTGCGATTGCTTCTCTTTGAAGAGCAAGCTTTGCATCCTCAAATGTCTTAGCAAGTTCCCAACTCCAATTATTAGCGTCAACTTCTAACTGATAAATTCTATCTAAGTTTGCTTCTGCCGTGAGATACTCTGAATGAAGCTCTTCAGCCTGAGTCATCTCCCTCATTGAACGCGTTTTTTTAATCGCGTCCTCTTCAATATCTTTCAGCTTATTAATGGTTTCAAGACGAGATCTAAGCTTAAGATTGCTTATAGTTTCTACCAGATCTGACTCTATGGCAGCAATTTCTAAGCCCATCTCCAGCGCAGCCGCTATTTCGGCAGCATATAGTTTTTCCGCCGCCTCTATACTGGCCGCTAAATCGTTTTTCCTAGTAGTTGCGCCCCTGGTTCGAAGATTCTCAATCTCCCGCATCAGCTTAAGCTCAAACTCTAGTCGCTTAAGTATTGCATTTGCTAGATTTTTCTCTTCCTTTGCTTGCTTTGCTGTTTTTCCAGTAATATTGGAGATTAATTTACTATGAAGAGATAACCCATGAGCTATCTTTCCCATCTTAAGCGCCTCATAGAGCCTGTTGGCGCCTCCAATTAATTCCTCCACCTTTTCTTCGCGCTTATCATATACACGAATGACATCTTCAGTGCTATTTACCTCTTCACCAAAAAGCGTGCTTGCCTCTTTACGAACCGCAGCTTGCGCAAGCGCTGTACCTTCATGCTTTTTGATAATGGCGTCATACTGCTGAACTAATGTCGCGTTTTCAGCCTTTAGGTCTGCTGCACTTTTTAGTGACCCGCGCCGATGCTTTTCTGCATCACGAAGATAGCGATCAGCACCCGTCATCCCTTGTTTTTGCATCTCAAAGGCAGCAGCCAAAGACATGACAGCATTTTCTGAAGTTTCAAACAGAGTTCCTGCTGCCAATCCCGTTTCAATTTGCTTTCGATTTAAGACGCTAAGCTGTCTCAGTTGAATCTTTAATTCTTCAGAGAGGGTTTTCTCTTTAACTGCACGATCAATTAAAGAGAGGACCATTGCATCAGTAGACTGCCTCAGATCTGTAAGATGCTGAAGCTCAGCGTATCTCTGTGCCTTTTTCTTATTTCTAATGGCTGCGAGATCTTCTTCTGCTGTTTTCCACCGGAATAGCGCGTAAACAACCACCCCAATAGCAGCCGCTATCCCCAGCACAGCGCCCGTTGACAAGGCCAGCGCTGCTGTGAATTCGCCCAGAGCAACCGTTGCGTAGGCGACCGCACCCGTGAACCGCCCGTAAACAATTCCTGTTGTCGCGAGTCCACCAGCGAACTGAACTACCCAGCTAGTAGCCAGGACGAAACCACCAGTAGCCAGACCATAGAGCAGTCCTTTGAAATTATTAAATACAAAAAGTACCAGCGGGAGTACAAGCAATAGCGTATTTAGGGCGTTTCCGACACCAGCAATGGCCTCAGCAAAGCCAACAAATGCTTTCGCAATTCCCTCTTTGTTGTTTCTCAGGATGGCAGCGAAGTCGTTAATTGGCTCACCGAAGTCACTGAAACCACTCGAACTAAGTTCAATTCGGATTGCGTTAAATAGCTCCGCAAATGCAGTCCCGAGATCTTTTAGCTCTAAATTAAATCCAAAGAACATCGCAATGAACAAGTCTTCCATTGCTGACTTCGCAATAGTAAACTGGCCAATTACAGTATCAATCTGCCGGATATACATCTTTTCCGCTTCGCCTGCGGATTCAGCCAGTTGTTCTTGAAACTTAAGGAAATGGAGCCCTTCCTCTCCAAGTGTACGATATTGCTTAACCAGGGCTGCAACAATCGGACCACCACGAGTTCCAAACGCAGATTGAATCTTTTTACCACTCAGCTCAGTAGTGTCGCCAAGTCTTCTAATAATATCGTCAAGATGATTAATGGTTGGGTCAAGTTCCTCAGCAGATATACCAACCGCAGAAAATATCTTAGCAGCCTTTGGTGTTAAGTTGGCCGCGCTAGTTAAAATCTGACGAAGATATACACCAGCCTGACTCGCCTCTAAACCCAAGTTTCGCAGGACCATCATATAGGCAGTTCCCTGCTCAATACTTAGACCAAACGCAGCGGCAGCGGGACCGCCATACTTCATAGCATCAATTAAACCCTGCAAATCAAACAATGAATTCTGAGTGGCTACAGCAAAAACATCTGCTACACGAGCAGCCTCACCAGCGTCGAGTTGAAATACCTTTAGCGCCGCCGCTACTCCCTTTACAGCACTAGTCAGATTAGCCGCAGTTGCACCAGCCAGGTTAATGGCTGGCTCAGTGGCCGAGATGATTTCACCAGCCTTAAAGCCTGCGCGAGCAAACTCAACCATCGCATCTGCGCTCTGGCGAGCAGTAAATAAAGTGCTTCGACCAACTTCACGAGCCCTGGTCTCCATGAGGCCAAGCTGAGCCTCTGTTGAACCAGCAACAGCACCCACTGTTGCCATTGATTGCTCAAATCCAGCACCAACCTCTGTAGTAGCCTTCCCGAACGCCGCCACTGCGAGCGTCATACCCGCGAAAGCTGCGGTAACACCAGCAGAAATAGCCCTAGAACTTACACCAAACCTTTTTAAACTGTTACCAGCATCAGTAAGACCGGCATCGAGTTTCTTAGTATCGACGCCGATCTTAATTAAAAGCTCGCCTAAGTTCGCCTTAGCCATTCAAATTCTCCAGTCACGATTTTACACCGATCGGGATTCCCGCGCTCGCAAATTGATGAATCAATAACTCTTCACGCTGCTTAGGCGTAAGTTTTGACTTATTGGTTTTCTGTTTTCTACTTTTACGATTAACTTTACCCGATTTATACTTACCACCCATAGAAACCATTACAGGTTCAATGAGGGAATTAAGCATTTCATACTTATGTATTAAAACGCACTCCCCCATTAAACCAATTTGATCCCATGACATGTCAAGGATTTGATCTAGAGAATGACCAGACGCCAATAATGCGCCAAGGATCATTTTTAACCCCTCTACGCTACTGGGGTCGTCGCTCCCGTTAGGGCGTTTATCGCTGTCGCGCTCTTGCGTAACAGACGCATGAACAAAGGGAGGACGGCAGCAACCAACTCCTCAATCGGAAATAAATCCGCAGCATCTTCAATTTCTTTTAATCCTTGCTTCTTAGCAGCTTTAACAGCAAGACTGTAAGTCTTTGGATGACCAATCTCAAAAGCTGAGGCAATTCCACCAAGCACTTGAGGGTCAGACGCTACCTTTACAATGAGGGCAGCGATCGATCCCGCATCGCCAATAGCAATATCGTCTCCGAGTTGCTCTGCAATAGCGGGCAATGTCTGCAATTCTTCAAACTTTCTCAGTATCCGAATCTGTGATCTTGCTGAGCAGACCGAAGTGGTCTCATACTCATTTCCAAACACATCAACTACAGTAACCGTTTTTGGGGGGACTAAAGTATCCAGCATCTGAGTAAGATCTAACCCTGGATTGCTAACTTCATCTATCTTAGTTGTTTCTTCTTGCACCTGTACCTCCTTGGGCATCGTTAGGCATTATTACCATATCACGAGCCCAACAAGGCTTCCAGATTAAACTAAACGATTAGCTAGATCGTAAAATCTGAATCAGTTGCTTTTCGTAAGTCAAGGCGGTGCCACCCCAATCAGTGTCCGCACGCTGAGCTTTCCATTTGTATTCAAATGTATGCTCGTCAGCGCCAAACGGGAAGCTCACTCCAGATTCACTGACGGCCTTCCACACATAAAGATTAAGTGTATTACCAGTAACCGCCATCTGGTGCTCAATGTTGAGCGCTACGGAACTTACAAGGGGATCTCCACCAAAAGAATACTTGAGTGTAGCACCGTTTGCAGTAACGCCAGCGCCGAGCGCATAGACAAGATTATTAAAATCCCACTCAATCGAGCTTAGAGTGACTGAAACTCCCTGAGTTTGGCTGAAAGTATATTCAATAAGCTTAGGATTGCCCTGAACAATATCTTTCATCTCGCTAGTAATTTCAACACTAACGCCATCCTCACTGATGTAACCTACGTCAGTGTCTGGGGTTCCCATGGCCGCAGCAGCCCAGGGCTTGATGAAGAGTCGCGCTGGACCAAATGAAATGTCGTTTGTTGTGCCAGTAGGTATATTAAGAGGCATGCTCTTGTCTCCTTAATTCATAATTAGAGGTAAGCACCTGGCTGGCGTCTTCAGAAAAGATAGCATGGTTTGGAAATGGATGCTAGCCCGACTGTTTAACCAATTCCGGTACAGGCGATGAATTTTCACTTCGCCCTTCGTATTCAGCCGTATTCATTTCGGAGCAAGATCTACATAAAACCTGAACAAATCCACCAACACCAATGTGCATAAACGTTACAAAATCCTTATACCGAATCCGTAATAGATCAGTTACCGGATCATAAAAGCCTAGACGTGAACTGCACTTCTTGCAGGCCCAGATCTGATCTGGATTCGCAGCGCCGCGATGAGGTGGGGGCTCTTCCGACTTGGGCGCAGAAACCATTGAAGAGATAGTGTTGATCTCCTCATCCATCCCGCGCATGTGACGTTCTATCTTGGCTAGCCGATCTTCTACACTCATAAATTCCTACTCTTTACCAACTCTCAGCTTGGTTCGTTTATTACACTTGGGACACTTTACATCTAAATAAGTATCCGGCAAAGCCGTGCATCGCTGAGTAAGAATACGCAACCCAGCCCGCAATTTATAGATGGGCTCTCCGCAACAATAAATATCAGTTGAGATACCATTCGTAGCGCTAAAAGGTTTACTGCTCTGAGTTTCCATTATCCTGCCGTTACTGCATGGAATCGACCACGGACAAACCATGCTTTAATCCGATCGTTATAACCTGAATCGGGACGATTGATTTCGTAGATATATCCCTTGGCTGAAACATTATCCAGCGTGAGACGACTAGCCTGGAGAACATTATACCCAGCCTGATAAACGGACATGGCTTCGGCTGCACTTATGCGCGAATAACCGTAAGCCTCAATATCCTGAAACTGAACCTGTCCATTATACATTGATGTACCATTATCAAGAGAAATAATATACGCAGGGAGAGGCGCCGTTCCAGCATCAGCATCAAGAATATGAGAAGTATAGATCGCATCACCAACCATTCCAGTAATGGTGCTATCAGCAAAAAGCAGACCGCGTATAATCTGCAAGATGTCCAACATTGAATTTGCCAAAAGTCCTCCTATATGAACCGAATGCCAGCTTTTAATCTTGTCTCTGCACCAACAACCTTAATGGCTTCCTTCATCATTTTTCGCCTAGTAGATTTCTCAGCGCCGGTTTGCCATAATACACTACGCCCGAACATTACCTTAGTTCCATAAATAACCCATTTTGCATATGGGGCTTTCTTGTGGTCTAGTTTAATCTCATATGTATACCGGCTTTTAATTAACTTTCCAGTAAGAGCAGTGTTCAGATTTAGGCTGTTGTGTGTTCCCTGCTGATGAACGACGTAGGGCTTCTGCTTATGGATTTGAATTCCACCATAACGTTGCTTTGCATAAGGATGATCTAACCTGGCTAAATCAGATAATGAATGATCCTTGTATGACATATTCTCTAGAATACGCGCATGGAGAATCTTACCCATTCGCTCTAGAGCAATTAGGCTTGCTTTTTTAATGCCGCGCTTCTTGCCGTCTAGTCTAAAGATTATGACCTTTAGACTACCGGCATCCACTGACATCGACATAACTACCTCATACGCGGAGCCCGGCCCCTTCCTCTATGGTAAAGGATTCGCTCTCGTTTATCGAGTTGTTTTGAGACTCTTCGATATTATCGATCAACTCACTGAATGGAAAATCAGGAAGCAGCGCATCCTTTGCAATAGGGCCACCAGTTTCTATATAGGGTTGCCCTGGGGCCAGCTTGTCTAAAATCTCAATGCCCTTCACAGCAATATTGTGGGCATCGTGATGACTTACTGTGCGAGTTACTACCTCTTTCAGTAATGATTTCCCAACACGAAGATGATAAAGTGCCAACTCCATAAATGGCAAAAAGCTGGTCCCGGCGCAAATGACCGCTCGCTCGTAACACTCTTTAGCCATTTCGGGGTTTCCGTCATTATTGTATTGCAGTCCCAGTGAAACCCACGGACCAGGCTGAAGCGGATTAGCTTCAAGCTCCTCAATCAGTAGACCACGATAAAGATTTACCTTTGCCGCGTTCTGTTCTGGTGTCCGATTTAATCCATCATTGATTGAATAGAACGGCGCGTATTGGAAGGATGGGTGAATGCCCAGATCTTGAAGACGCTTAATTGAATGCCCAAATGATTCATGAACTCTTCCGTTCATCTGCATAATCTTGGCTGAATCCAGCTTGACCATGCGTACACTTTCAGAAGATGAAGATCCGCCACCCGGTAGAAGATTTCTATACTTAAAGAGCCACCCCCACGCATCAGTAGATAGGGCCATCTCGCGCATAGCTGTAACAGTATCGTGCATATCTAAAAAGGTCTCATCGGGATCTAGAAATAAAGCCCATCCGAGTCCATTTTTATGAAATTGATTTAAGTAATTGATGCCAGCATTCCGTGCTTGCGCGATATTATTTTCGAGAGGATGATGAATAATGGCAGCGTTATGTGCTTGCGCGTAATGAGCCAACTCCCGGCTTGGTCCCGTTGCGGGCCATGCCTCTATGGATGGGGCGTCGAGCCCAGCAACAGACCAAAATTTGTCCTCATCATTCCATTCTCCAGTCCACACCAGTACAATCTGGTCCATCATCCCGTGCAACTCGTTGAGGAGTGCCGCGATATTGGTGGGCTCCTCTTTCTCATATACTAGCATATGGAGCCCAATACCGTTTGTTGGATTGTAGACACGCATCATCATTTTTTCTTCATTAATTAGATGGCTATAATCGTGGGCGCCGACTTCAGAAATGGAGGGATTGGGATCTAGCTTGCGATAAAACTGATATTTTCTAAACCGATCTTCTGCCTTCAAATATCCAAAGTGCCTAAATCGCGCACCGGACTTGCGAACAGATGATGGAAAGAAGGGAGGAATATTCCCACAATGAAGACCATCTTCACCCCCGCTTAGAATTCGCGATTCTTGCCCGTTCAGAACGCGCCACAGCCTAGACCCCCGCATCCCCCCTCTGAACTCCCCCTTGTCTCCCCAGGGACCGTCTATGCGGCACATACGTGGACTATCCCAATGGTTCAGCCATCCCAGTTCCCAAGTTGAGACCAGCGGGTCAGGATGACGCATATACCGTTCAAGGTGTCCTCTAGTAATTCGGTCTTCTAGAATCTCGTCATGATCGATAGATATGCACCAGTCTGGACTCATGGATTCTGCAATATCGATGGCTCTGTTCCGCTCATCCCGCTCATTAAACCCTTTTTGCCATACCTCAACTTTGACCTCGGGATCTTGATTGGTAATGTCGAGAACCCAAGACCTGAATGCCTTGGCAACACCAGGGGCACCCTTATTACTGGAATCATGAAGCAACTGATGATCTCTAGCATCAAGAGATGCACCAGAAGCGGCCCAATCAGCAGCATCAATAATATCTAATGGATTATTCGTGAGAAGGATCGCGTGACCGTCCACAATCTCTGAATGGCGCAACAGGCTTTGCTTCAACATCATTAGATCGTTTACTGTTGAAATCTTTATCCGGTAAACACTTACAAGCTTATTTTTAGCTTTTCTGTAAGTTATATCTTTCCACTTCTCGTAATAATTCGACTGATTCTTGCGTCCTCGAAGATGATCTGGAAAGTATCGATTCAAAGTTTGTGAGCCCAGGTGCCCAACAAAAACATCCCACGCAAGGCCAACTCCCCACCCAGCTAATGAAGCACGCACACAAAGATCATTGTCTTCGTACCCGCCGATAGGAAATGAATCCTCATCGTAAATACCAATGTAGGATTCGCCGTTGTCTAAAAGCATGTCTTTAATAAAAGCACGCTTCATCCCGCAACACAGGCCAACTACAAGATTAGTGCTCATCAGAACATTTTTATTAAATGGAGTCTCGGACCACTCCTTAGCAAAGTCCGCATAACTCTTAGAGCCCAGGTCTTTCCTGTTTATAACTTGCTGCATCCCTCCAGCGTAATCTGTAACTGGACCTACAAGACCAATCTTATTGATATGAGAAATATCGTACTTGGTACGCAGGAGGGTGTCTGAATCAGGAAGCTCAACAGGAGAGCAAAAGGACTTTGCCTCAAGACCGCGAATCAATCCAGTGTCCCAGCCAGAGGCGAGCACTAGATCATCATTCACCGTAATGACATACTTGGGAAGGCCGCCCTCTTTTATTCCTCTAATCAAACCTGCATTTATAGCCGCACCAAAACCTATCGGGCCGTCAGCACGCTCAATAATCAAAGAGCATCCATCAGGTAGATTAACAGAATTGATTAACTTAATAGACAAGTCCGCATGAGACTTCTCTACAGGGTTTATAGAAATTACAATCTTTGCCTTAAGACTAAGAGAATCAATAAAGTTTTTATAAAAACCAAGGAAGGGCTCGGGAACGCCAATAGTCGGGATAACTACTAACGCATCATGCTTCTTATCATTCGCAATCTTGCCGCGCATAGCAAGCATACGACCTCCAATTATTTAAATATGAAGTAAAGGTTTATACAGATCCCTGACGCCTCTGCGCCCAGATTGCATAATGACTAACTCTACCGTAGCCCTCTAGCAGAGGGGTTCCTGTTAAAATAAACTGCTCAGCAGTATCATCATCTATAAAAATATCGCCTTCGCGTGGGAAGAAGTTTTCAGTCCACTGAAGCATAATGAAGACTGGCTCCTCTTCCATTGAACCTGGGATCTCACCCTTCCAATCAGCACGAGAAGGACGACTCCTATCCATGATCGCAGGCCAGCCCTTCGTTACTATGTACGATATGTTCTGAATAGAACCATCAGGACCAAGAGCCTTGATTGCAATATTTGGAACTGCCGCCTCATCCGCTAGGCCAGTAGTTACAATACCGTCCGCGCTAATACTTACATAACGCTTAGAGGTTTGCTTATAGCCAGCTGTAGTAAACGTAAGAGTTTCATTGATAGAGTTACCGTCTATGTCTAATCCGGTTATTTGGACAGTGCCGGAATTGGTTGTGCCGCTATGAACACGAACCTGAAAGATTGATTCACGGACAGGCTGACGATCTGCACTCATTGTTGCCTTAGATGTAATCTCATCCAAAACAAACGCTGTTAGGCGCATGATTGTAAACCGACGCTGTGCGCTACTTATAATCATGACGCGGGCGGTGCTGGGGCAGGCTCTGGAGCCTTCGCGGGTTTAGGTGCCTTGGCTGGAGCCTTCGGGGACTTTCCATCTGCAATCACCTCTAGCGCATATGTATTATTCTCAGCAGACACAATCCCAAAATAGCCAGGATGAACTTCTATTAAAAGAGCCTTATCGCATAGCTTTTTAAGAGCAGGACTAGCAACGCCAGCCACTACCACCACTACTACATGAGTAAGATTAGAAGTATCTTTCAGGAGTTTAACGCATCCATCTGAACTGCCGCTCACCACGCTCATCCAACTAAAATTATTTAATTCACTATGATCTAAGAGTGTGATTGGAGTATTGCCGTACTTCTTAGGAGCGCCCTCCTTTGGGCACTCTCCAACAATGCACAAGTCTTTCTTGTATACCAAGTCGTTGAACAAAGCATGATCCATGCTGTCACAAACTATTAGAACTGAAGGACGCATTTTATCTCCTTTCGTGGCGAACGCGATCTGGAGCCACAATAACTAAGTTCATGTTCTGCTCCTCATTATTATTAGATTCAATAACAGGATCAACCCGTTTACGAGAAGGCCGCTGCACTACTTCTGGAAAGCTGTCCTCGGAAGCGGATTGTTTTTTCAAACCGGCGCAAACTTCTTTAGCAATTTGATGAGAGACATATTGATACGATTTAGCTTTAAGGGAATAAAGATCTGCAAAGTCTTCTGTTTCCACGTCTACTCGTATAAACCAAATACCGTACTTTTTACAAAGCCTTCTTTTAATATCATTAATTTTGATAACCCATTTCTTCCAAGACTTATCAAAGAAAGAAGCGTCAAAAGGCCAGTTATGAATGATTACATATACGTTCATGTCAGCAGCCAAGAGAGAGCAAAGGCAATGATCTAGCATATTCTCCCAAGCGCTAAATGGGATGCCGCCTGATTTTAGATCTCCAACACCAACCCAGAGCAGGGCTGTATACTCATCAGCATCATAAGAATAAGCATCTGTAATGGCGGATGACACCTCTTCTGACACCTTGCGGATTCCACCAGACACGCCATGCCCCAGAACGGCTGTATACATTGGGCCGGAAGACTTCCCGAACTCCACATGGAGACGATTGGGAAATCCGCAAATATCCCGAGCACCCACGCAAAAGTGATCACCAATTACAGTAACTATATGCTTTTTCATAATATTAAAATCCTCTATAACCATCAGTGGCAATAGAAATCAGATGCTCACTACGGGGCTAGTTTTGCAATTCTCGATTCTATGGCTTCAATAGCCGTCTTTCTCGCCTTCGAGCCTTTCTCGCATTCTAACAAGTTTTTAAGGTGAGCGTCATGGCTTCCTGATGATAACTCATCACAAAGGTCATCAACACTTGCGCGTAGAATATCGAACTCAATTCCATACTTTAATTCTTTGTTTGGACTTGATTTAGCGGCTGCCTTCTTTGGCTTTGACGCGGGGGCGCCTTCAAAAACCTTAAACCCTTTTCGCTTTAGTGCTCGAACGGCTGATGAAGACTTGCACGATGCCACCATAAAATTGTCTACTAGATGACAGTGTACGATTTCGCTGGGAGTATGAACCGTTAGGCGGTCGCCTGGCCTTTTGCGTTTTCTTAGTTGTGTCACAATGACTCCTATGGCCGGGCAAAAGCCCTGCGGTATTTATACAAGATGCGCTGAGCAATTGGCGGCATTGTCATACCATTGCCTAAATTCGCGAGTTTATAGTTATAAGTGGATAATCGTTCACTTTGAAAACCGACGTGTGGCCCTTCATTAAAATGATGAACTGCAATGATCGTGGCTGCGTGAGAAAGGTCAGGTGGGATATTAACAAATCCAGCCTTATATGTAATCCATACTTTACGGCGACCAACCGGAAAATAAGATTCATTGTTAGTTAAACGCACTTGGCCCCAGGCTGTAGAATAATAATTATCGGAATCCAAAAGCGTGCCGCTGGTTCCACCAGTAGTAATTGCCACGACACTTACTAATGGCATATTAGTAATTGCGAACTCATTGACGCCGTAACGATCTATATCAATATATTCATCAAATGCAGTTACTCGGCCACCGCTTGCGGCTGGCAAATCAATCTCATCGAATACCATTTGATCTGCAACATCTACAAGAACATCGATTAGTTCATCATGAACAGTGACACCACTGGCAAGGCCAAGGAGTGATCGGACACGATGACGGGTTGTAAATGTTGGCATAGTCTATTTTTTCTTAGGTCTACCGCGCCGAGCACGGACTTTTGGTTCAACGATTTCCGTTACCGTTTCCACTACAGTTTCCGGTAGCGAGTGTTCAAGGTTGAACTCCTTAGTAACGTCCACCCATCCAAGCTTTAGCGCACGTTCTTTAGCAGGTATAGTCTTTAGGAAAATCGTAGGAGCCGGGGTGCCTTCTAGATTAAGGTTTCGGCTATACGTTGTTTCCGCATAAGTGGCAAAGATCATGGGGATCTCTGGAGCGCGATCATACCGTCGTAATACAAAACGATAATTAACTGGAATTTCGGTCAAAGCAGCAGGCATACGTCGTTCCTCCCTTTGCACTATATCATAAAAAGAAAAAGCCCCCGGCGCAACCTAAAGTGCTCCGAGGGCTGATGTTCTTAAGATTGTCAGCCTAAACGATGCTTAGACCACCGAGAATTGACGCGCCCTTAGTATTACCAAGAACCAGCGCTCCGTCCCAGAACATTTCGAAAGACTCTGTTTGGCTCGTAGTCTTAGCAAGCGGCATGACGGTGAGAGGGGTAAGCTCCTCAATCCAGCAGTCTCGCTTATTAACGACAATGAGAGCAGTCGTCTCAACGCCTGCACCTGCACCGGTGGTAGCCGTGATAGCAGTTCCGCTCCAAACCATGTCATCGTTAATGCCAGTGGTAGTAACCATTGGGATTCCATCGTATGTACGAACTCTGAAGCCAGCCGCAATTTCCGTCATATTGGAAAACTGCTGCTGCGCCTGAAGTGCGGCATTGAGTTTACGCATTCCAAGGAATGAGCCGTAAATCACAACGTCCGACCGTGAAGCGCTGCCTCGAACAGCGTCAATAGCTGCATCAAGTTGGGCAAGAGTTAGATCATCACCAGCAGCCGCGCTGGTATTGGCGATAACCTGTCCACCTACCTGATCGATCTGCGTTAGAAGACCATTGATCTCAGCAGGAGTTGCATTAGTGTCACCATTGATGAGGGAAGATTCCATCTTAGCGGCAAAGTCCTCACTCTTTCCAGCGATAGAGGTTGCAAGCAAGTCACCATAAGATGCGCCAACAGCCTGAGCCTTACGAGTAACAGCACCTTGCGTCAGCAAAGTCTTATACGGGAATGTTACCTGAGCATACGTCCCCTGTTCTGCTGTAGCTGCCGCCGTGTCTGCCACCCATACGCCACCGGCTGCACCTGGGGTGCGCTGGTTAATATATGCAGCAAGGCCGGAGCCAGTTCGATGGTCCAGGGTAGCCCATGCGCCAAATTCTCGAACGCTAAGCTGTTGAACAACTCGGTTAATGTAAGACTGCATTAATACAGAACCAACATTGGTAACGTTCAATGCACGCTCAATTGCTTCGCGGCGACGGGGATCTGATGCGCCCATCCAGTTTGGATTCATAGTCATTTTAGAGCCCCTTATTCCCAGCTAGCGGTTAGGCCAGAGTTACCGATTAGACCATCATTGGCCGCAGCACGAAGGCCAGCAGCAAGAAGATCACGAAGCTGACTAGAAGTAACTTTACTTACTCCATTTTCTTCAGCAAGAACATCCTTATGACGTTCCATAATAGCGCAAAGCGATGGACACGAACCACCTTCACGAGCACGAGTGATCATGCCGTCTAGCTCGCTAGTTGCACCAGGTCCGGCGCGGAGAGATGCTGTGTTAGCAAGTCCTCGACGTACAGGGTTTTCCGCAATTTTAGCAAGCATGGACTCAGCCTGAGCCAAGCGGCGCTCTAGTTTCTCATTCACCCCGTCATCAACTGGTGCTGGAGCAGGCTCAACGGGTGCTGGGGCAGAAAGCTTCGCTTCCAAATCCTTAACCCGCTCGGCCAACCCACCAACAGATGCTGACAAAAGTTCCTGAATCTTATTAAAATCAGAATCAGTCATTTCATTTACCTCATGTGAGTTTATTACCGGGTTGGCCGGTATTGCGCTTCTTTGAGCGTCAACCGAAGCCAGTTCTACTTGATTATCTTGTGTTTCAGTACAAGATTCGGGTTGGGAAACTTCAGAACTGAGATCCACCACTTCTTCTACAGAAGGCTGGTCCTCTAAGTTAGAACTTTCCACAAATTCGTTTACCTTACTCAATTCATCCGCCTCAGCTTTTGATTTAAGGTCAGGGGGCTCTTTATCAAACTCTTTATAATAACGCACTAAATGATTATACACACCTTTGCGATCTGCATCAGGGATGTCAACGCCGCCACGGGCTCCATTTAGCGCTGCCATGGCTGCACTAACAGCCCGGAAAACAACTCGTAACTCTGGACCATACATCCTGGCAATAGGAAGTTTGTAACCAGATTTTGAATCAGCGTCTTTGGGATCAAACCACAAATGCGCCTTTTTATATGTATCCCAATTATCCCCATCAGGACCAAGAATCTCATTCTGAGACTCAGTGTTCCATCCCCACCGATCATTTTCAGGCGCAAGCGGTAGGTCCGAGAATTTCGTAACCTCGCGAACCTCTAGTGATTCGTCATCAGTGCTCAACATGTTTGTGCCGTACTCTTCATCATTATCATTATCTTCAGAATCTAGCTTCTTGTATACCACAGTAACAGTTTCATTGTTGTCGGCCACAGAAACAATATGGCGATCTGATTTATCTGAATCGGATTCAGCTTTCTTAATTCCAGCATCAAGTCTACTGAGCAAAGCGTAAAGACCACTTGAGTCAGGGTTGGCTGGGGCGCGAGTAATTGCCAAATGATCTAACTCCACGTCATCTACAATGACACGCTCAATCTCATCTTCATCATTACTTATTACACGAACCTGCATAAACCATCCGCCAATTGATTGACCAATTGATTGGCCAGCAGCTAAACGATTTAACAGTTTACGGGATGTGTCGTCATCATCATAAAGAGATGAAGTAACTCGTAATACATATTGTTGATCACCGCCTTCCGCAGCCCTAGCAACATTAGAGCGCTCAACATCAGCACGGATGGTACGACCAATTACCTGGTCCCACTCCACTGAACCACTGAGACCATTATTATGACGAGGAAGTAATGGGACTCCTCGTTCAAACTGATCTCTCATCTTGAAAAGCGCCTCACGACTCATCTCTGTGCCGTAAGCGTCTACAGATGTAGAACTAGCCAAACCCTCAACAAGACGACTTGGAGCACCCGCCACAGCAGGAGCATCCGTCGCATCCACATCAACTTTTACTTCAGGTAACACAGTTGACTTTCTCATAGACAAAGGCAAAGTGAACTCTTCACGACAATTGATTACACGATAGCGCTTACCAGAAGATTCGCAAATTTCCGGCTTGATGCTCTTAATATCTGAAAATGCAGACACAACGTCACTAGATTTTTCATTCATGAAGTCATCCTTAAAATGAAATCTAATAGAATTACCAATTAAACGGTAGCCCAATTATACTTCATACGTCAAGATAATAACCTGTAATTGATAATTTATACATCCAAAGAATTCCACTAAAATAATTAGAGCGCTACTCATCCTCAGCAGGCCCCAGAATCTCAGCAACTCCAGAGTCTACCTCGCTCTTTTTCCAGAAAACAAGCACACAACGACAACGTGCGCCGCATACAGTACCACCACCAGGGTGAATCTTGATCTGACTCAGAGCACGGAATCCCATCGCGCCTTCAGATCTACATGTCGAACAAGTGCGGTTATCGCCCACTTCAACCCACTCGTAATACCATTCATCGCCGCCGCCAACTTGTGTAAAAGGCACAGCAGAAGACAAACTGGATACAGCTACAATATTTGATAGCTCAACAAGTTTTCCTGACCAATTTTCAATTCGGTTCTCCTGAGAATCCCACGCATGTATTGCGCGTTCGAGCATTTCTTCTATCGACATCCCAGGCTCAACGTCTTTAGGAGCACTAATCTGTGGAGTTTTTGGATTAGTTCGTATTACAGGACCATCAGCAACTAAAGCATCAATAAACATAACCATTTTTGTTTTCATTACACCCAACAGCCCCTCAGCATTTGTCAGGTAAAACATGGCATTATTGTTAAATGTCTTAGATAGTAACTCGTAATCAATCTCAATCGTTCCATCTACATACCTGGAAGCTGATTCATGAGCGATCTTTGCTGCCTCCAGGTAAAGCGGGTATGTCGCCACGCCCCACTTTGTAGCTAGCTTATCGACGGCTCTGCCTACGTCATTCCTGAGATTAGCAGCCGCCTCATCAGAGATTTTTCCATCCTTATAGTTAGCAGATAAAGAAGAGACAAGCTCGTCTCGCGCCTCTCTCCAATACGGCTGAACAAACTTTGCGTACTGAGCAACTGCAAAGCCAAGGCGCTCTAGTTCTATTGTCCGATACTTAGAAAAGAATCCTTCGGGTTGCCATTCACTTGGCAAATAACCAAAATAGGATGGCTCCGATCGATTAGACAATGCCACTTCGCCAGGAGCCTCGTCACCAATGTCCTCAATATCTTGCTGGCTAACATTCGATGTAATTTCATCTTCTACTGAAGGCTCTTCAATGGTTAATGCGCCAACTGGACCCTCTTTAACCAAGATGTCCAGCGGGACCGGACCCTGAGCCGTGTCTACAGTAGGAACATCACCATTCAGAATCGGCAGAAGACCAATCTCTTTTCTGACCTCGTTCCGTGTCATTACGCCAATTCCGACTAAACGCTGATAGCGTTGAGACAAATACTGAGCATCTTCCGCTGTTGGGTGGGCTGTTCGATCGAACTTAAATGAGACGAGCTTTGTTAGGTCTGCATCGCCAACGACTAAGGGGATAATTCGAGCGTTGATCTTTGCTTGTAGCAATTCCAGAATAGGAGTAACTAAATGAGAAGTGGACACGTCCAACTGAATCTGTGCAGTGGAGCGAGGCAGGGCGTCCGAGGCCCCCATCTCAACAGGCATTACACCAAACACGCGCCATACAGTACGGCGGATCTGTTGCATAATGCTCTCGAATTCTAAATCTTTAGGAGTGTGCCTTAGCTCAACCCACTTAGCACCAGCACCAGCCGGATCTGGAGTTGTCAGTACGCGGATCTTATGGTCCTGCCCTCGCATGTTCTGGAGATCTGCACGAGCCTCACGAGCAGCATTACCAGCCAAACCAGCCAATACCAAAATCCCAGGAGGAATCTCATCCGCATCATACGCAAGCATGATGTGCTCAGAACCACGAAGCAACGTCACAACTTCATTAACCAATGATTCGATTAATGGATTACCGTATCCACCAGACTGAGTATTGGTAAACATTTGCAGCATGACAAGCTCGTCAGGCTTGAAGGTTGGGGGAGAGCCATTAGTGGTTTGACGTAGATATGCTCCCCCGAGGCCGCCGTCCCCCATATCCTGAACATACTTCAACAGCCTTCCATGTTCGTTAAGTACAGGACGAATTGTAGTTCCAGGTAAAGCAACTAATTCTTTAAGCTCTTTCTTAGAATCAAAAACAACTTCTATAGCACCAGCATCAAATACTAATAAGTCTGTAAGGGCAGCAGTCATTAACTCCTGCCATGTCTCACCATTCTTATTTGGGGCTGACAGGAATCTTTTTGTACGATTAGCAATATCTAGAGCCTGTAGATATAAATCGCTTGTTGCATCCACGGTTGGCTCTACCGTCCAATCAAATGTAGCCACCCGCCGGACAATTGAATCAACGGCAGCACGCACATCTGGGGTGCGACGATAAACTGACCATAGCTCTGCATTTGATAGGATAGAGCTAGGGCGAACTTCATTCACACTGACTTCGGTAGTGGAGCTAATTGAAGAAGTTGGAATTAAACCCTTTCGCTTACGAACAGATGGCGCAGAGAGCCATCCGCCAACTACAGGTCTTTCCTTCTGTACTAATGTAGTACCCGTTCCAATGACCTTTGCCATCTCTTTCCCCTTCAGCACTCAGAGTATCATAGCGGTTACAATATTTTATAACCACTAATGCGATTATGAGTGCGACCCTTTATCCAATACACTTGGCTACATCCACACCTCTCCAACAACGGATACTCGCCATGACTAAAACAAAAACTGTAAAAAGCGCGGCGAGATCCTTCCCACCAGCCAAAATCATCTAAAACGATTATTCCGCCCTCTTCAACATTATCATAGAAGAGATCTAAACATCGCTTTACCAACACATTAAGGCTTGCATTAATATGCAGAAATGAAATTGATTTGGGAATCTCAATCTCCATATTAAAACTGTTCAAGACACTACTGAATATAGGCAAGCCTAAGTTTAATGAATTGAATAGATCAACCATCTTGTCAGGGTCACAACTATGCAGTTTGGAATACACATAAGCGCCATAATCAGAATCAGGAATGTAGTAATTAAAATTATTCCTGGTATCATAAAACCAGTACTTAGGGCACTTTGCGCGAATTGCATTTCCGATGACTAACGCGCTCGTCGCATTGCCAGGACTGCACGTCACCACATCCCCGCGAGTATTCTCAACCGCCCACTCTGCTAGCTGATGAATATTCTGAAGACACTCCCTCTCCAAAATTGAAGAACGGGACTCCATCCTTAACCAGTAATCTTGCCACTCGTCCATCTTCGCTGACCGCTCTAGGCAGCAAAATATCCACCACCGTATTCCATAACATCATACGCAATGCGGTCGTAAATTCCAGCTAAACGATAATGATCCGGGTTCCTGCCTTCTGTCCAAATGATACGCCCCTTCCCCTCATTCAACACACGAACGCTGGCACGCATCTGAGCAGACCACCCGAAAACTGTTTGAATGTCAGATGGGAAACGACGCCTTCCGTGCTTAATATCGTCAAATGTGGCATCAAACACCTGTGTACGATCTACAGTAATTACTCGTTCCCTGAAATTCATCTTTAGACCGTAAAGTTGCTGACCAACACGTTGGGTCGGATGAAATCTACACAGCCAAACCTGACAAGATCCACTACTCAAAAACTCATCACGAAGCTCTTGAGCCTTGCGCGTTTCAGGCATTGAGTCGATTATGCAGCAATCAACATGATAACGACGAATTATGTCGGACACTTCACGAAACGTCCGCACTGCCCCAATATAGCGAGCATCACGTAATAAAGTCCCGTCTTCACGCTTTCGCATCACACTTAGCGAACAGTTCAATACTGCACCAACATCAATGCCTAATGTGACCACCTCATTAGCATACGCATCACCACCACCATAATCGAGTTCTGCACCAACAGATGCGTTGTTTAAAGCCTCCATTGATAATCGTGACCCACTATGCTCATACGGAATTCCTAAGACAGATGTGTAAAACGTAGACAGCATCTCAGATTGACCCTGACCGCTCATCCATTCCATAAATAAATTCTTATAGTTTTCAGTTAAACAATCAAGACGGCTAACCGTGTAGCCTCGCCAATCTACTGAAGGACGACGCGCAACCCACGCCCCATGCTTCACGCCACGATCAAAAGGCTGATTGCATTTAACGCACATAGGTCGAGCATCTAAATTAGAACCAATCCGCTCTTTGTCACGCAAAGCCCAATCGCCCGTATCATTGCGATGAATAATATTAGCAAACCAATCAATCGGCTGCCAATGATTACAGTGGTTGCAGCGACTCATCCAAATCCGCTGATCGCTTTGCTCATAGAGACGACTAATCCCCGTGCGCGGCAACGTTGGGTTCCCTAAACGAAACATCTGCGGGTACTCAGAAGCCCTTAATCGGTCGCGAGCCTTAGCTAGATTCTCAGGATCACACTGATCAAACTCGTCAATAACTAAAACATCAGCAGAGAATTCAATAAAATCCGCTACAGTATTAGAGCCCAAAAACATCATCGCGCCCTTGCCAAAACGCTTCAGCTTAAGGTTTCCCTGACCTCCCTTGCCGTCCGATGTAGCTCGCATCTTATAAGCAGGGATAGAAGCCAGTAACGGGTTCACTCGGTTCTGGACAAATCGATCTCTAATTGTAAATGTAGGCAAGACGTAAGCTGTAATTTTACCCGCCCAGCCTGCACGCTCTAAAATAAGCTGTATAAACAATTCTGATAAACCAGTCTGAACTGCCTTACGGATATCAGCACCGGGCAACTTGGGAAGCTCAGTATAAAGCTCAATCAAATACGGCTTGTCAGCAAACGAAATAGGCTTGCCGCGAGTATTTTGATGAGTAGAAAGAGCTAAACGAAATAAAGGAAACTGAGTCGTTAAAGAACTCATTAAATAATGATAGTTATTAACATCCATATATCACCCCTAAAAACTAAAACTTAGCGGCTTAGGGGCCAATCCCACAATCTTCCACACCTCATAAGTATGTCCAGATTCAGCCTGGTAGACAGAAATCTCTAGACCAGCCATATTAATAACAGCCATCTCCAAAGAAGACTTAGATGCAATCTCCAGCATGTGCCTCAAGCTCGCCTTGTCAAGATAAAGACGAACATCGCGAGACGCATCAGGACCACCAAAAACTGTCGTGCGGAGACAGTGATCTACACCAGGACGCTGAATTGGATTCCGGTTTATCTTTAAACGATTACGCATATCATCAACACTCATGCCCACTTCCTCCACATGACACTCCCAAGGCGCTTCACCTCTAATCGGCTTCGCTTCGGGATGACTATGCTGCTATCTACCTCGTTTCCGAATATGTCCCAACCCTCTTTTGGCGTTCGGCAAAACATCTCTAGCCTTTTCTGAGTTGGAAACATCTCTTCGATCCGTTCGCGAATCTCATCAGGCTTTGCACTGTGACGTGTAGACAACTCCTGATGAAACTGTCTAACAGACCTGCTCCCCCTCGGCTGAGGAATGGTGCCACGCTTTCCAATTAACACGTATTCGCAACTGCTCATTGTGTAATAGCCAGGGTTCACCTTTACCTTTTCCCAGACAAACCCAACCGTCATAAACGAAAAGCCCCACGAATTCATGAGAGGAAAGGACTCCTCCAATACAGGACCAGTGGCCCACATAAATATCAAAGCATCATCAGCTAAAATAGATTCCAAATCCCAACACATCATCTCAACCAAGCTGAGCGTTGGATACTTATCTGTAACATGACTCAAGCTTATGGACTTGATACCATCATTGTCGCGAGCCGAGTAGGTATTGTGTGTGTACGACCAGGGCGGATCACAGTAAACCACCTCGTAACCACCCATATCACCCCCTGTCGTCAATTCGTAACCGAATACGTATATATACTGTGTAACACTCTATCACACAGCAGGAGATAGACAATGCCCCACATCATCGCATTCGGTGAATGCGCCGGTTGTCAGCGACCTATCGCATTCAATCCAGACCGCGTTCCATCGATCCGAGTAGACGGCCAACGCGAGCCGATCTGTAGAGGGTGCCACGGGGCCTGGAACCGCATCCACCGCACTTCGAAGGGTCTAGAGCCCGTACCCCTCGACCCAAACGCCTACGAGCCCGAGGAGGGCCTTTAATCTCATGACGGCTGACTATCCTGCAACCTCGCATGAAGGCCGTACCCCTCAGTCAGCCGGAGCGTGCAGTTCCATTGTGGAGGGCCCAAAATCATGCCGGTGAGCGTAGGCATCGTGAGGGAAGCTGATGGAAGCGACCTCTCCTACGCATCGTTTAAAACACAACCACAGGAGAACTAATGCTACTACATATACTCTTTGAGATGCTCAAGAAGTATACAGATATAACCGATATTAGAGCCATTCACATCAACCCACATGAGACTGGCACCACAGTAAAGCTTACAACCAAGCTCAACAATAAGATGGTACGGATTTACTATTGGGAGTGGACACACACCAGCGTAACAGGAGTGCCACGTATACCCCACTGGGAGTGCGTCGAGGTCTGTACTGAAACTGAAGAAGATGACGTCGCTGAGAACCTATGGGGGGCTGAAGATGTCAGATCCGAATGAAATCCCCCTAGAGTTTCGCTTCATCTACCAGATAGAAGCCGCAGTTCGAAACCCTCCCGATGGCAAGAGGTTGTATGATCTTGTTAAGGACCACTCGTGGTTCCTAGATAATGTTTATGAAGAGGTGGGGTGCCTCCGTAAAGAGGTCAGGCAGTTGAC